TTCCCGGTCCTGCTTCTCACGTTCGGCCCGTTCAACCATGGGCAAGACTCGTTCAAGCAGGACTTCACGCATGACGTTGAGGTGCTTCTGGGCAGAGAGCAACGCCTTTTCGCCTTCTTCGGTAAAGGTCGGCTCTCCGTCCTCGTCGTTCATTGACTCCAGTGCAAAGGCTTCCTTGAGTGCGTCAACATTGGCCTTCACCTGTTCGGGACTCTCGAACTTCCCCGCCTCTACATCTCTGCGACCGAGTTCGGCATGCTTTGCGCTAAGGGAATCAAGGCCCTCAGCAAGCGCACTCAGAACCGACTCGGCGTTGTCGCCAAGTGACGCCACCTTCTCGTCATCCCACTTCATCCGTTCAGCCGCATGAAGCAGACGTGCATCAAGGCCAGGGGCTTCTTCTTGCTCTGCCTGGTCATCTGCGGGTGCCTCTTCGTCTTCAGCGGCAGCAACGGGCTCCTCTTCGGTCTCGGGCTTCGCTGTAAGGGATGCTTCCGCCTCATCAGCTTGCTCACCGAGTCCCTGTTCGCGGTCAGAGGCCAGGTCGGTGTCCGACGCGGCCGCTTCCTCTTGCGCTAACTGGTCCGCTCTCTCGGCCACTACGGCCGCTCCGTCTTGCTCTTCCGGCATTGTGCTTCTCCTGCTTTATTGGCGCTTCCCCAGCACTCACACGGCCGGGGGTAGGGCCCGAATCAACTCAACTGCCAGGACGCAACAAAAAAGGCTCAGTCTCGCTCGTGCCCGAGACCAAGCCTTTTTGGTTACCCATAGGGCCGATGGGAGCTACCCACCAACGCCCTGGTCAGAATGTGTGCTATGTGAATAGGACGTGTAAGATTGCGTCGGCTACCTCATTGCGCTTGTTCTTGTCCATGATATTGAGACGATCCATGAGAACACATGCAACATTGGCGACATAGGTCTCGCGTAGGCCATCATCTTCAAGCGCATCTTGCATGATTTGTCGCGCTTCAGCAATAGGATTTTCAGTAGCCTTGTCAGCCATCACCAAACCCTCCCTTTGGTCAGAATGTGTGCTACTTCTTGGGGCAGCGTTGACCCGCCTGTTGGCGACGCCCGCGGCTCCCTGAATCCTTGCGCTGCGCACTGCCCTTATACGGGCCTGTGCCATCACGCTTCCCGCGTGTGCTTTGACTCATCAGACGCTCCTTTCGTATAGTTTACGCATCTCCAAACCCGCCGTCAAGATCGTGATATCCAACGTCTCGCATACACTGCTTGCGGTGCTTCCTGTCACGGAAGATCATCGCCCCGCTCTTGTCGTACTCGTGCCCGTGTGCCTTGGCTCCAGGCACCTTCAATGCAGCTCCTATCTGGTCAGGGTTCACACCCATGCCCTCGGACTTCATCGGCCATTGCGGGATGTGCTGTCCCTTGTCCGCGTCAAGGGGGCACTGCTCGTCTTGGAATGAACGCGTAGCTACCTCGCCATCCGGCATCTCGAATGACTCCGGGGCCTCCCCCATGGGGAAGTCGCGTTCAAGTAGCACGTTGCTTTCCTCAGTCCGGTAGCAGTAGATCATTTCCGCTTCCTCAGCTTCGCCTTGACACAGTTCACCACGACACCGTATCCCGCTTCGCCTTTCTTGCGTCCATCCTCAACCGGATGGATCGCACCCTTGCACTGCTTCCAATACGCCTCGACCACTGAGACCGAGACGCCATGGTTCTTAGCGAGTAGCTCCATCAGACCGCGTGGCATTGGATGACCCTCCAAGCCTTGAGCCTTGAGATTTCGTTTGAGTCGCAGGACTCTTCTTCGATGCCCTTGACCCCCCACCTGCACTGATGCTGATCTTCGGTTGCTGTCCTGCGGGTTGCGTCGCACCCTGTCCCGCCCTCTGCGTCTGCAACGGCTGTGCCATGGCATCCATGACGCTCTTCTGTGCCGACAGGTACAACTGATCCATGCCCTGCAAGTGTAAGTATTTCCCCGCCAGCTTCGCAAAGGCAGGCACGTTGAACATGCTCCCCTGCATCATGGCCAGGTCCATTGTCGGCATCACAACACGCTCGAACCACGCAAGCATGTTTTGCAACTGTACCTGTGGCGTATCCTTCTGCATCGAGTACGGATGTATATCAATCCCGTAATCGTGGAACTCCCCTTGCCTCGTGTCTGGCCCGAAGTCGAACGGGACTTGAATACTGGGGTCTGAGGTCTCCATGACCAGCCGCATCTTGTTGATCGGATCGGTGAGCAGGTAGTACCCCTGCTTCTGCTTGATGGACTTGACGAAGCGGTGCAGGAAGCCCCGCATTGCCTCCATGCGAACATCGGCGTTTTGCTGTGTACCAAGGAACTCGGTCGCTGTGTTCGCGTCTGAGCCGTATCCGCCCATCTGATCCAGGTTGCCTGAACGCGCGTTGAAGTCCTGCTTCAAGGACTCGATGTACTGCATCGCGTTTTGGTCGGCACCGCCAAGATGCAGTTCCTTGATGCCCTCCACGTTGTCCACGCCCACCATCCCGCCGTCAATGGCCGCCTTGATCCGCTCCGCGTCTTCCTTGGCGCGATGGTTGTAGGCTATGACTGTCTTGTCGCGTTGGGCCCGTCGAGCTTCACGTCTTGCCATGACGTTGATCAGGTCATCGAGGACGAGCAGGATGTACATGGGTGGAAGATCAAAGATGTTGTCCGGCACCTTCCGGTAGCCGAGGACATCATACGGCCCTTCCTCCGGGCCATCCCACTCGATGATCCTCAGCGGGTCATTATGCTGGCCGTCAGCGTCAAGGGTGACAATGACACTGCTGCTTGAAGTCCACGGGTTGCTGGGTGGTATCCACACGTCAATGAGCGTCACCATGTCCACCAGGCCGGCCTTGCCCTCGTTCTTTCGCCATGACAGGTCTTTGGCCCCGTGCTGATTGCTTGGCCCGCTTCTGGTCGCGCGTTCGATGTGGTCTGTGTTCTCGAACAACCCCGACTCCATGACGTAATCGCCCGGAAGATCGTAGTAATTGCCCTCGAACATGGCCTCCTCACGCCGCCGCGCATTCGTGTCAATGATGTAATCGTCAAGGCTGATCTCGTCCACGAACACCTGCCCTGCATCGTGAAGGTATCCCCCGATCTCAATGCTGCTGTCGCTGGGCCCCAGGCCCGTCCTGACGATACCAGGCCCGAAGAGGCTCGATGTCACAACGGACTGTAGCGTATCCTCGAACTTGATCATCTTGTCCAGCTTGTTCATCGCCAGCTCGAAGTCGCTACAGAATGGCGTGATCTCACCTGACTCCAGCGTGATCCAGTGGCGGGGGTTCTGCCCCACCAACAGAGCCGTCAACGTTGTGACTGCCATCTCCAGCATGCTCGCCGGCCTGCGCTTGCTCTCTGACTTCCCGTACAGGTGGCCCACAAACGCATGGATCGCCTCACGACGCCTGAGCCTGAACTGATTCACCATTGCGTCTGATTCCGTGATGGACTGTCGCAGTCTGGTGATGAATGACCCCTCACTCGCCCGCCATGCCTTGCGGTCGCGTTCGGTCTGGGCTATCTCGTCAGTCTTCCCAGTGAGCCTATTCAAAACTGCGGTGTCTACCATCAGTTATCCTCGCATCCACTGACGAGCGATCTCGCAAAGTGCAACAAAAACAGCATCCTTGTCGCGTTCCAATTCTCCAAGTTGGGCATACGGAACAAGGTCTGGATGTACCTTCTTCTCGCGGTCGTATTTCTCTCCATAGACCCAGCCCATCTCGATATACGCCTGCATCCAGCTTCCATGCAATTCTTCCGGCGACTTTGAACGCATCTCTCCACACTGCCGCTCGATAACTTCCAAAAACTGCTTCTTGAATGGGCCTTCTCTTTCATCCCAAGGAGAAGGGATAATCGGTGCTTGTGCCGCAATAGCGGCCAGCCGTGCTGCGTTATATACGAATTCAGCGCGACGTTCGTTTATGGTATTCATCAGTCGTAGTCCTCTCGGGGTAAGCAGGCTACAACTATCACTGCTCCGCATTTTGGGCATGTGAGGTCTCGGGCGCTGTTGGGAAAGCAATCACCCACCGTTCCGAGCCACTTGCAACTTGGGCAATCAGCTTCGATGTCTTCAATCGGTTTCAGCGCTTGTTCCTTGTCCATCAGTTCGTAATCCTTAGTTTGCTAGGCACAGCCTATTACTATCGTAGTGCCGCATTTTGGGCACTCTAGTTCGCCATCCTCGCCTGACTCACAGTCGGCAACCGTGCCCAGCCATTCACATTCTGGGCAATCAGCGTCTACTTCTGTAATGCTCTTGGCGTCCATCAGTCATAGTCCTCTCTTTGCTGCTTCCTCATGCGCTCCTGCTCAGCCCGCCACTCCATGCTGTACGGCGTCATCCTCTTTGCCCATTGCTGCCGATACTTCGGCATGTCCAAACATGCGCGATACGCCAGGGCGCACGCTACAACCAAGTCACCGTGTCGCTCACGTACCTCTACGGCAAGGTCTGCTCGGGCCTGATGCGTTATACGGCCCGATTCGTCGTAGATGTACTGGCGATGCTGGTCGAGCGTCGTGAGGCTGTGCAGCTTCACCGTATCGTACTGCATCGCGTCTGTCCACTTCCCAAAGAGATACGGGCTTGATGCCTCGCCCCCTGGCCATCCGTAGCTCTTCGCGTCCAGCTCCATCATCTTGTCAGTCGGCTTCGACCGCCACATGAACGGGTACTTGCACTCATCGAGGACGGTCCTCAACACCGTGATGCCGTGCATCTTCCGCACACAGCAAATCAGAGCGTCGTTGTAGAACCTCGCCAGTGCCGCCGCTATCCGCCCAAGATCTGCCGGCCTGACCGTGTTGCTTGCGTACTCTGCGGCCTGCTCGTTGTTGTCGGCGAAGAACACCTGGATGGTCGAGTCTGACTGCCCTACCCCCTCGCCTACGTCAATGCCTATGCCACATGCACGACGAACGCCTACGATGTCTTGTGGCATGACGTCTGGTTTGTGACTCGGCAGACGGTATATCCTGATAGGCCCATGCTCCTGCTCAACCAGTGCCGGATGCCGGTCGCTGATAGGTTTCACGCCAAGGCCCTTCGCCTCGGGGTTCCAGTCGGCGCGCATCAGCGGCTCTTCGATCCGTGGCCGCTGCATCTCCAGCCACTCAGTCTCGAACACCGGCTGACCAGCCTGCGCGTTCCACTGGCGCTCGTACTCCTTCTCCCATCGCCAGCCCGGTAGAGCTGCCTTCTCACTGGCTATGACCTCCGGGGTGAATGCTATCGGGTCGGCTTGATACGCGAGGTCAACCGAGACAAAGCCGGTCCTCGTCGGCCTTGCCGAGATGCCTGCGCATATCTGAGTTGGCTTAGTAATTTTCACCGACTGTATCCTGACAAAGTTGCTGAAAGAAGCCTGGGTTAGCGGTAGACAGGCAAGTGAACCAGCCACCGCCACGAATACAAGGCCGTGCAGCAACGTACGCATCGCCGAACTCGTCTTGGTAAGCTGCCTCATCTGAGAATATCCCTGACGCTGTGCGCTGTCTGATGATTGAAGCACCCTGTGGGATCGCCCACAAGGTTGAGTTGTTGTCTATGAAGCGTACCCTGTTCCCTATCTTCTCGTAGCGTGGCATGCCCGGGACCGGTGGCATGTGGTTGAGGATGAACTTGATCCGTCCGAGCAGTCCATCCCCCACGTTCTCGTCGCCCACTGCATCCTCTTCGCGCTTGCTCTGGAGCATGATGAGTCGGCCAGCATGAAACATAGCATCCCAGAGTGACAGAGCACTGAACAGCCACGTCATCATCATCTGCCTGCTCTTTA